TGTGCTCTTCCGATCTCAATAAAGTAAAACTACTAGATCTTCGTTCTACTATCTACGCACAGATTGTAGATTACGCAACTAATCCTGAATATGGTTCACCAGCAGATTCTGAAACAGGGTATGATCTAACTCTAAAGAAAGAAAAGACTGGACCACTTCCACAAAACGTAAAATACACAGTTATTCCTGCTCGTAGCAGCAAAGCTCTGTCAGAAGAAGAGCGTTCTGTAGAACTGTATGATCTATCAAAAATCTTTAAGCGTCAAACTTATGACGAGCAGAAACAGTGGTTGTTAGAAAATACCACTCTATTTGCTGGTGCAGTAAGTGATGAGTTTAAAGCAAGCGAAGGGGTTGATGACCTAGCATGAAAAAGCCTTTAGCAGCTATTACTCCTGCTACAGATAAAGCACCAGAACAAAAGAATTTTGGTGCTTTTAAGTCCGTAGGTGATGGGAAAGCCGTAATTGACCTAGAAATACTAAGAAAGTATAATGTATTCTTTGCTACGCCATGCTATGGCGGTATGCTAACAGACCAGTACTTTTTAAGTATGTTTAAAATGTCGCAAACTTTTATGCAGCATGGAATCAACTTTAGAATTACAACTCTACGTAATGAGAGCTTAATTACTAGAGCAAGAAACATTCTTACTGCTATGTTTCTAGACAGTGACTGCACACATCTTATGTTTATTGACTCAGACATTGAGTTCCAACCAGAAGATATGCTACGAGCACTAGCTTATGATAAACCTATTATGGCAGGAGCTTATCCTAAAAAAGCTCTACCTATTCAATATGCTATTAACTTTAAGTTTGTAGACCCAGAAACTAGACAGATTCGTGTAGAAAACGGGGCCGTAGAGGTTCTAGATGCTTCTACAGGTTTCTTCTTAATTAAGCGAGAAACAATTGAAAAAATGGTTAAGGCCCACCCTGAGCTTCATTACCGTAATGACTCTAATATTGATCCTAAACTTAATAAGCATTGTTATGCTTTATTCGATACTATCTTAGATCCAGATGATAATCGGTACTTATCTGAGGATTATACTTTCTGCCGTCGCTGGCAAAAGCTTGGCGGAGAGATTTGGCTAGACCCTAATACAAAGCTTAACCACGTAGGTAGTTATACTTTTGAAGGTGACGTAAGTCAGTTAATAAACGCTAGATAAAATAATAAGGGGCGGAAGGAATTAACCTTACCGCCCCTTATGAAACTCCGTTTCAAAACATATTTTAAATAGGCAAAATACGCCCACTAACCAAAAGCAACTACGTTGCGGCACTACTAAGTAACTACGCACTGATCAACTTCGTTGTAGCGTTATCGAAAAGCTGTGCTCTACTGTGCGTCCGTGTTCGCTCGCTGGTACTCACTGTACCCAGTAATAATAGCACGGAAAATAATAGGAGTCCAAACAATTGATCAGAATTTTAAGTTCTGCAGACTGGCACGTTAATCTTCATCGTAAAAAGATACCCTATCTCTGGCAACTAAATCGCTTTCAACAGATGTTCGAGAAGTTTCGCGCTCTGGAAAAATCATGTAGCGTGCACGTTATTGCAGGAGACTTATTCGATAAAGAACCAGATGCAGATGAGATCTGTCTTGTTCTTTCTTATCTCAACACTGTGCAAATTCCCACACTAATTATTCCAGGCAATCATGAAGCTACTACAAAAGGTCGTACATTTTGGGAGCATTTTAAGCTCGAAAATACAATCAATAATCCGCACGTGCATATCTATACTGAGAATGCAAATGAAGTGCATGCTGGACAGCGATTCTGCTTTTTTCCTTATGGCAGCGTTCAAACAAATAAGTTACCAGATTATTATGAAGATGCAATCTTGGTTACTCATATTCGAGGTGAAGTTCCTCCTCACATTACTGCCGAGTATGACTTTGAAAAGATACGTCCTTGGAAGCTTACCTTACTTGGCGATCTACACTTTCGTCATCGTTATCGTGACTATAACATTTACTATCCTGGTTCTCCGTTGAATACCACGTTTGATCGTGATGATAAGCGTGAGTATGGAGTAGATATTATTGAGTTACAATCTGTTGATAGCTATAAAGTGAATTTCCACAATCTAAACCTTCCTAAACTAATCCGTCGTACAGTGCCTGTTGGTACAAAAATGATTGCTGATAGCTACCATCATGTGGTTTATGAAGTGACTGGCACAATAGATGAACTAGCAAAGGTAGAACGATCTGACCTGCTAGATAAAAAGATGGTAGACAAGCCTACAGGAGATTCAGTGCTTGATCTAAAAGATAAGACTGTGATTGAAGAACTAGAGATATATCTAGATTATATTAAAGTAGCAGAAAAGCCAGTAGTGCTAGATGAATATAGAAAGTTAGGTATACAATGAGCCATATTCAATTACAAAAGCTCGCCATGTCTAATATGTTTAGTTATGGCAAAAATAATGAGATTGCTCTTGACCGTAATCGCATAACACAGCTTACTGCAATTAATGGTAGTGGTAAAAGTTCTATAGCACTCATATTACAAGAACTGCTATATAATAAGAATATTAAAGGCATTAAAAAGGGTGATATTCTTAATCGTTATATAGACGATAAGAACTGGAATGGTGTGCTAGACTTTTTAGTGAATGATAAGTCTTATAGAGTGTCTGTTAATCGTACTGGCGCTAGTACTAAAGTACAGCTGTTAGAAAATGGTATAGATATTTCTGAACACAAAGTTCTAGATACATACAAAAAGATACAAGACATTCTAGGATTAGACTTTGAGATATTTACTCAAATCACCTATCAGTCTTCTACAGATTTGCTAGACTTTCTTAAAGCTACAGATACTAATCGTAAGAAGTTTCTTATCAATCTGTTCAACTTAGAAAAGTATATTACTATTGGTGAACTGATCAAGGCTACTGCTAGTACTGTAGATAGAGATATAGTAAAGCTACAAGGTGAACTGAAGTCTATTGAAGACTTTTTAAACTCTACAAGCATACCAGAGTATATTTTTGAAAAGTCAGTTCCTGAACTAGATACGTCATTAGCAGTTCGTATATCTGAAATTGATAAAGAACTAGATAATGTTAACGATACTTGCAAACGTATTGATAAAAACAATATGTATATTCAAGAACGTAATGGTATTAAGTTCGATCTAAGCCTTACAGAGCCTGAACCTTTTGAGTTTATGAACGAGTACCAAACCCTAAAGCTAGATTTAGTTATGGTAAAGAATGAAATTGCTCGTCTTACACGTGAAAAGGCAGCAGTTAAGATAAATGATAAGTGTGCTACTTGTGGACAAGCTATTGACAATTCACACCTAGTTAAAATTCAATCTGATTTACAAGAACAGATAGATACTAACAATAGTATATATGATGGTGGTCTAGCTAAAGCTAGAGAGTGGAGTGTAGAGTTAGAACGCGTGCAAGCAGCTAGCAAAGCATATAAGCTAAATCAAGATGCTGTAAATCGTTTTGAACAGCTTACACAGCTTATAGATAACTCTATACCAACTAACTACCCAGATCAGAAAGCTCTAGTAGATGAGCGTAGAACTCTACGAACAAAGCTAGAAGAACAAACTCAAACGCTTAAAGAGATTACTGATTTCAATAAGCGAGTAAGCGCTCATAATGCAAAAGTAGATGCACTAAAAGAGCAAAAATCTGATTTTACAATTAGACAGACTGCTATAAAAGCAGATATACTTGATAAGTCGACACAATCTAATGCGTTGAGTATTCTTAAAAAAGCGTTCAGCACCTCTGGTATTGTAGCTTTTAAACTAGAAAATCTTACTAAAGAGCTAGAAACGACTATTAACTATTACCTATCGGTACTTAGCGATGGTCAGTTTCAAATAGAGTTTTCACTAGACAAGGAAAAGCTTAATATCAATGTTATTAACAATGGTATTAGTGCTCCTATAGAAACAATGTCTGGTGGAGAATTTAGTAGGATTCAAACAGCAATTCTTCTTGCCATTAGGCACCTGCTCTCCAAACTTGGTGGTAGCAGTATAAATCTATTATTTCTTGACGAAATTACAGGAGTACTAGATGACGAAGGTAAAGAAAAGCTAATAGAAGTACTACAGAGAGAAGAAGAACTTAATGTGTTTCTAATCTCTCACGATTTTACTCATCCGCTGATAGATAAAGTGTCAATTATAAAAGAAAACAACGTAAGCTCTATACAAGGCTGAGGCCGAGTGTAGAGATTTTTATGCGTAAAAGGAGAACTAAATGCTAACTATTGGAAAAAAACCGATACAATTTCAATTTAAGAAAGACTATCGTGAAAAACTACTAAACACCGAAATTGAGTGGGGCTATGGCGGTCTATCTGCTTTTACCTACTATCGTACATACTCACGTAAGAAACCAAACGGTACTCTAGAAACTTGGCAAGAATGTGTGCTTCGTGTTATAGAAGGTATGTTTTCGATCCTAAAAACACACGCTATCACTTCTGAACATACTTGGAATGAGAAACGCGCTCATAAGCTGGCTGAAGAGGCAGCAGAGCGTCTACTAGCTTTCAAGTGGACTCCTCCAGGTCGTGGTCTATGGATGATGGGTACACCATTCGTCTATGAAAAAGGTGGCGCTTGCTTAAATAACTGTGGTTTTGTATCAACTGAGAATATTGATGCAGAAATGTCTAAACCATTCGCATTCTTAATGGACATGAGTATGGTCGGTGTTGGTATCGGATTCGACACTAAAGGAGCTGGAAAAGTAGCTTCTTATGTACCAGAAGGTGTTCCGGAAGTAATTACTGTAGAAGATTCTCGTGAAGGTTGGGTAGAACTAATTTCTTGCTTGATTGATTCGTACTTAGAAGAAGGCTCTACACCTGTTGCACCAGACGTTAGTTTAGTACGTGCGTATGGCGAACCTATTCTTGGGTTTGGTGGTGTAGCCTCTGGTCCAGAACCTCTAGTACAAGGCTTCTACGGTATCAAAGATATTCTAGAGAAGCGTGCTCGTAGCGAAAACCCATTACTAACTAGCGTAGACATTACTGATATTATGAATATTATTGGTAAGATCGTTGTAGCTGGTAACGTTCGTCGTACTGCTGAAATTGCATTTGGCGAACCAGAAGATGAAGAATTTGCTAATATGAAAAACTGGGAACAGTTTGGAGTAGAAACAGGATCACTAGCCCCACAAGAACTAGAACTAGTAAATCCAGAAGACTACGCTCTATACAATTCTAACTGGGATTCTCGCGCATCTATTGCTCGTAAATACACAGAAGAAGATTGGGCTTACAAGTTTGGTGGATGGCGTTGGGCTTCTAACAACTCTATTTTTGCTCGTGTAGGCATGGACTATACAGAAGTAGCAAAGAAAGTAGCTTCTAATGGTGAACCAGGTTTCGCATGGCTAGAAACTATGCAGAACTATGGTCGTATGAAAGATCCAGCAGACTATAAAGATTATCGTGTTCGTGGCGGTAATCCTTGTCTAGAACAGTCTCTAGAACCTTATGAGCTATGCTGTTTAGTAGAAACATTCCCTGCAAAGCATGACGACTATTGGGATTATCAGCGTACTCTAAAGTTTGCTTATCTATACGCCAAAACAGTTACTCTTGTTCCTACACACTGGAAAGAAACTAATGACGTTATTAAGCGTAATCGTCGTATTGGTACTTCTCAGAGCGGTATTCAAGAAGCTATGCTAAAGTTCGGTCGTAAGAAGTATCTAGAACAGTTCTGTGATCAAGCATATAGCTATATTAATTATCTTGATAAAAAGTACAGCGAATGGCTAGGTGTTCCGCTATCTATCAAAAAGACAAGTGTAAAACCGAGCGGTACAGTATCTCTAGTAGCCGGTGCTCTGCCAGGTATTCACTATGCTAAGGCAGAAAGCTACTATCGTTTGATTCGTGTAGCAAATACTTCTAACCTACTACCAATCCTACGTGCTTCTAATTATCGTATTGAAGACTCTATCACTGATCCGCTAAAGACTAGCGTTGTTTATTTCCCTGTAACACACGCTCCTGGAACAATTAGTGATAAAGATGTTTCTATCTGGGAACAGTTTGCAAACGCAGTAGATCTTCAACATTACTGGGCTGATAACCAAGTATCTATTACTATATCTTTCCAATCACATGAGAAGAATCAAATTGCTCGTGCTCTAAGCTGCTTTGATAATAAGTTAAAAGGCGTAAGCCTTCTACCCCTATCTGAGCATGGGTATGCTCAAGCTCCTTATACACAAGCTCCTCGTGAGGAAGTAGAAGCGTACAGAGATACTCTGTTACCACTAGATTTCTCTAGCTTGACTAATGAGGGTGAAAACGCAGATGCTAACAAGTTCTGTGATGGCGATGCCTGCTTAATCTAAATAATAAAAGCGCAGACCTCTTAGTGGGGTCTGCGCTATTCAGTATAAATTAGATAGGATAATTATGAAGATACAATTTGTTAAAGATCACGAAAATGCTATGTTACCTACTTATGCTACTGCCGGAGCTGCTGGTGCAGATGTATATAGTGCTAAAGATTATAAAGTACCGCCAGGCGAACATACGTTAATTGACACGGGTTTAAAATGTAGCATACCAGAAGGGTATGAAGTACAAGTTAGACCTCGTTCTGGATTAGCACTAAAAAATAGAATAACAGTACTAAATAGTCCTGGTACAGTAGATAGCGATTATACAGGTAAACTAGGTGTTATACTTATGAACCACTCTGAAATGGTATTTCAAGTAAAAGCTGGTGATAGAATAGCACAGATAGTAGTAGCGCCTGTTACACAAGCTAGTTTTGAATGGGCTGAAGAAACTAAATCTACTGATCGTGGTAGTTCTGGCTTTGGTTCTACTGGAACATAATATGAAAGCTATTATATGGAGTTCACCTACTTGTCCTTACTGTACAAACGCAAAAGCAGAACTAAAAAAACGTGGTATAGAGTTTGAAGAGCGTATGATAGGAGTTGGTTGGACCAAAGATCAACTTTTAGAAGCAGTACCTAATGCTCGTACAGTTCCACAAATATTTATTGAAGGAAATTACGTTGGAGGTTATACTGAACTTATGAGTTATAAAATTTAACTCATTTGAGAGGTAATAAATGGCAAGAAGTATAAGTAAGAAATCGGTTACTAGAGTTACTAACAAAGAAACTGTTAAGCAGCAGCGTAAGATTCGTATAGATGACCTAAGTATCCTAGAACCGCTAACACAAAAACAGCGAGAAACTATCTCAGCCTATAGAAAAGATAAAAACTTACTACTTCACGGTATAGCAGGAACTGGTAAAACATTTCTTGCCCTGAGTCTAGCTTTTGAAGAAGTATTAGATCCTTCTAATGACTATAATTTTGTAGGTATTGTACGTTCTACTGTACCTACAAGAGAAATGGGATTCTTAAAAGGCGATGATAAAGAAAAAATAGCAGTTTATGAAGCTCCTTACAGTGCTATCTGTGGGGAGCTTTTTGGTATCTCAGATGCATATGATTGTTTGAAAAACCAAGGTACAGTACAATTTATGAGTACAGCATTCATTAGAGGGCTTACTCTTAATGATTGTGTTATAATTGTTGATGAATTTGAGAATCTATCGTTTCACGAACTAGACAGCATTATTACACGTATGGGTAAGAATAGTAAAATTATCTTCTGCGGAGACTATACTCAGAGTGACTTAACTAAGACTAATGAACGTAATGGCTGTCTAGACTTTATGAGAATACTAAAAGATATGAAGCGATTCGAGTTTCT